GACGGGAGGAGTCCACCGTGGACGACGCCTCCGCCATCGGAGCCTACGCGTATATCCAGCACCTGATCAAGAAGGATAAGAGCCACGTCTACCGCGGCGTGTTCTTCTACAAGGCCAGCGCGATGCCTTCCTCCGAGAAGCAGAACGACGGCACCAAGACCGACAGCCTGGATCCGAAGATGAACCCCGTGAGCTTCAAGATCCTGCCGGACAACTCCGGCGGATGGAGAGCTCGGAAGGAGTTCACCACCGAGTCTGCGGCCGTGGCCTGGATCGAGTCCAAGTTCGGCGTCAGCGCCTGATCAGCGCACCAACACACCCGTGACGGGGCCGGGAATCCCCGGCCCCGTCTTTGCAGGAGGAAGCATGAGATCCGTCCCCTTTACCTTCAACCAGCACACCTACGCCCTGAGCTTCACCGCCGAGGCGCTCTTTGAGTTCCAGGAGAAGTTCGGCGAGACCACGGATCTGCTGGGCGAGACCCACGCCATGGAGAACACCGTCGAAGGCTGGAAGGGCTGCTGCTGGCTCGGCGCGCTGCTGGCCCGCCAGGGCGAGCTGCAGCGCCGGTACATGGGCGAGACCCCTCAGCCTCACCTCAGCGCCGAGGAGCTGCGCCGGGGCGCCAGTCCCCGGGACATGCTGAGGCTCCGCAAGGCGATCCAGGAAGCCCTGCTGCAGGGCTTCTCCCGGGAGTTCGACGAGGACGCGGACGAGGAAGTCGACGCCGTCCTGGCAGAACGCGAAAAAGCTGAAAAAAAAACGAGAGAGCTGGCGCGCTCCGCGCTCGCTGGCTTGGTATCGGCACTCGAGTCCTTGGTCTCAGCGTCCGGGAGATCCTCCTCCTGACGCCCGGCACCTTCTGGGACATGATCGCAGTCGTGTCGCCGCGTAAGCAGAAGCAGACCGAGGACTGGCAGGATGAAGATGACTGATAAGGAGGCCCGATCATGGTCTACGATCGCTCCATCACGATATATACCCTCGAGGGCACCCCGGTAAAGGGTACCCTCACCGAGCACTCTCGCCACTTCTGCGCCCCGAAGACGGTGGCGCACAGGCGCTTCTGGCAGGCCGTCCAGGCTGATACCCGCATCGACGCCGACGTCCAGATCCCCTACGGGATCGACGTCGACTCGAGCATGTTCGCCATATACGCGGGCGGGCTCTACCGCATCGAGGAGGCTCAGCACGCTCTGGACGCGGACGAGCTGCCCGTCACCAACCTCTCGCTGCGGAAATGGAAGGGGGATTTCACAGTTGTTAACAGAGTTACTCCAAGCGCTTAAAACCGCAACGGGGCTGGACCCCTACCCCTTCGCCGGCGCGCCCGACAAGCCGAAGCAGATCGTATATACGATGTACTCGGTGGGCAGCTGGTACGGCAACGACGCCAACATCCTGGACGTGCCCAAGTGCCAGCTGGACCTCTGGACGCAGACGCCCGAGGATCAGCTTCCCGATCAGGTGATGACCGTGCTGCAGAGCTGGCATCTCCCTTACACCGTCGAGACGTACATGATGTACGACGACGAGACCAACCGTCTCCGGACGATCATCCAGTTCGAGGTGCTCTGATGGCCAACTTTACCGTGAACGGTCTCGACAAGCTCGAAGTCAGCATCGCCCAGCTCGCCGCGATCACCGACGGAGATCTCCTCTCCCGGGTTGTCCTCCCGGCGGCCGAGAAGCTGGTCACCTCGATGCAGGAAAAGGCCGGCAGCATGATGAACGTCATCACCGGCTCGCTGATGGGCAGCGTGGAGATCCTCGGTCAGGGATCCCTCGGCGCCGGCGTGTTCGCACAGGTCGGCCCGAACCAGGGCAAGCACCCCGGGTCCGGACGCGGCGTCCGCCACCGCAAGGCCCAGGGCGGCGGAGGCCATTACCAGGGCACCAACGCGGAGATCGCCTTCATCCACGAGTATGGATCCTCCCGGACGCCGGGCGTCCACTGGATGGAGACCGCCGTGAACGAGGACGAGGACGCGATCCACGGCATCATGGAGAGCGGCTTCGAGAGCCTCATAAACGAGAAGTTCTAATCCTTCGGAAAGGAGGATCCCCACATGGCCATGAAGGAAGTCGGCGCGAAGATCACCGCCGACGCCAGCCAGTTCAAAAGCGAGATGAAGTCGGTCAACTCCGCCCTCGCCGCCACCAAGGCGGAGATGAAGGCGGTCTCGGCCGAGTATGAAAAGAACAGTTCCAGCGCTCAGGCCCTGGCCGCGAAAGAAGAGGTCCTCTCCAAGGCCGTCACGCAGCAGGCCGCGAAGGTGGACCTCCTCCAGGAGGCCTACGACGCCGCAGCGGCGCAGCTGCCCGCGCTCGAGCAGGCCGCCGCAGCGGCCGCCGCCGAGTTCGGCGAGAACAGCGCCGAGGCCCAGGCCGCGGCCGAAGCCTATACCAAGGCCGAGCTGAACGCGAACAACCTGGCCAAGCAGCTGAACAACGCCAAGGCCGACCTGAGCCATATGACCCACGAGCTGGAAGACACCCAGAGCGCGGCAGAGGGCGCTGAGGGCGCCTTGGAAGGCGCAGGGAACGCGGCGGGAGGAGCGGCACCAAAGTTCCTGGACCTCTCCGGAGCGGCTGAGAAGGCCGCTGAGGGCCTCAAGAACGCGGGACCGAAGACGCTGCAGATGCTGGGCGACGCCGCCAAGGGCGTCGGGAAGGCCGGAGCTGCCCTGGTGGGCGCCACCGCGGCCGCCGGAGCAGTGCTGTTCAAAGGCGCGAAGGATCTCTCCGATTACGGCGACAACATCGATAAGATGAGCCAGAAGCTCGGGATGAGCGCGACCGCTTATCAAGAGTGGAGCTACATCATGGAGATGAACGGCGCCGACATCGACGCCATGAAGACCGGCATGAAGAGCCTGGAGGCCGCCAGTGTCAACAACGCCAAGGCCTTCAAGAAACTGGGGATCTCCCAGAAGGAGCTCAAAAAGCTGACCCCTGAGCAGCTGTTCGCCCGGACCATCCAGGGCCTGCAGGGCATGGAGGACGGTACCAAGCGGACGCTGCTGGCCACCGAGCTCTTCGGAAAGCAGGGCATGGAGCTCCTGCCGCTGCTGAACACCAGCGCCGAGGAGACCGAAGCGCTGCGGCAGCAGTTCCACGATATCGGCGGGGTCCTGTCCGACGAGACGGTGGCGGCCTGCGCGGCCTTCAACGACTCGCTGACGACGCTGCAGGTGGCCTTCAAGGGCGCCGGCAATCAGATGCTCGCTGACTTCATGCCCGGCATCACGGGCGTCATGGACGGCCTGACGGCCATCTTCGCCGGGGACGGCGAGGGCGGACTCGCCAAGATCAACGAGGGCATCACGTCCATCGTGGACACGATCAGCGCGTCGGCTCCGGAGCTCGCCGAGGGCGGGGCGGAGATCATGACCACGCTGATGCAGGCGATTGTCGACAATCTTCCCACGCTGTTGAGCGCCGGATCCGCGGCGGTGCAGACGCTGCTGCAGGGCCTGCTGGAGTCCGCGCCGGATCTGCTGACCGCCGGGCTGAACCTGATGACCGAAGTGGTCAACGGTCTGGCCGAGGCGGCTCCGACCCTCGCGGCCACCGCTTCCACGCTGGTCTCCACCCTGCTGCAGGGCCTGATCGACAACGGGCCGACGCTGGTCGGCTCCGGCGTGGCGCTGATCACCGGGATCATCAGCGGCCTGGCGGAGAACATGCCGGAGCTGGTGCCTGCGGCCGCCGAGGCTGTGGTCACGATCCTGACCGCGCTGATCGACGCGGCTCCCGACCTACTGGAGGCCGGCATGGAGTTCGTCGCCCAGGTGGTCATCGGTATCGGAAACTCGCTCTCGATGCTGGCCGAGCCTGTTGGTGAGGTCATCGAAGGCATCAAGGAGCCCTTCGCCACCGCGGCATCGGACTTTGTCGCTCTCGGTTCGGAAGTTGTTGCCAACATCCTCGAGGGCCTTACCTCCGGATGGGAAACGATCACGAGCTGGGCGTCGAAAGCCTGGGAAGCCTTCAAGAGTATCTTCTCCACACCCATCGACATCCAGTTCAACACCTCGGGCGGATTCAGCGCCACGCCTCACGCCATGGGCCTGGATTACGTCCCCTACGACAACTATCTGGCCAGCCTGCACCAGGGCGAGGCCGTGCTGACGGCCCAGGAGGCCGCAGACTGGCGCGCCGGCAACGGCAACGGAGGCGGGCGCACCGTGAACCTCACGGTCTACACGCAGGAGCTCTCCGAGACTCAGATCCGTGACCTGGTGAGGATCTGCAACGAGGAGCTCGGGAAGGAGGCCGGCTGATGGAATACAGGAAATTCTACTTCCGGAACGGCAAGGGCGAGCAGATCCCTCTCAACGGAGAGAACGGGATCTACGCCTCGGATCCCTCCGGGCTGGGCGTGGACCGGTCGAGGACCTACGCGGACCTCGGCGGCGGGTTCTTCTCCGTCACCTATGACGGAAGCTTGCCGATGCAGGCGCCCGGCTTCAAGCTGATCTTCACCCGCCGGCATCACCAGTACGAGGACTATCAGAGCCTGATCCGCTGGCTGGCTGCTGCCGGAGACGGCCTGCGGCTGGTGTACGTCCCCTACGGAGGGACCGCCTACCACCGCAAGGTCCTGGTCCGAAAGATCACCAAGAAGGAGATCACCAAGGTGCGCTGGCTGGAGTGTCCGTGCGAGGTGCAGACGCTCTCCCCCTGGTACCGGCCCGCGGAGTACTCCGCAGCCCTCGCGTCCCGGGCTCTCGACGTCATGCGCTACCCGGTGCGCTACACCCAGGAGCGCTACGCAAGATCTCACGCGCCCACCTACAGCGTGGAGCTGACGCCGGACGGCGACATGCCCGCAGCGCTCTCCCTGAGCTTCACGGGCGCGATCGTCAACCCGGTGATCTCCCTGGTGGGGCTCAGCTCCGGGAAGGCTTACGGGACCTGCCGGGTCGCCCACACGCTGAGCGCCGGCACCACGTTCGAGTGGTCCTCGAATCCGGCGGACAGCTACTGCCGGAAGGTTGCCTCGGGCGTCGTGACGGATCTCTATGATTACATGGATCCCGACGAGAGCCCCTTCTTCCTGCTGGGCCTCGACGAACCCTGCGCCCTCCGGCTGACCGGGGACTCCATCTCCGGATCCGGCACCGTTAAAGCCAACTACTTCTTCGCGTCTGTCTGATAAGGAGGAACAACATGGCACTGTTCGGAGTTACTTTTGAAAACCAGCTGCTCGCCGAGATGGACGACGGCAACCTGCAGGAGTTCCTGCTGAAGGACGGCGTGATCCGCGGGCTGACGCTCAGCTACAACGGCTCCAATCTTACGATCGCTGCCGGGTACCTGATCGCTGCCGGGCGTCTGATCGGAAACGACTCGGCGCTGACCATCGCGGTCCCCGCGTCCGCCGGCTATGCCAGGATCGTGCTGATCATCGACCTGACCGGCACGGCCACCGACAGCGTCTTCACGCAGCTGAGCACCCGCGTGGACTCCGAGGCGAACGTCTCGGACTTTCCCGCGCTCACCCAGGGCGACATCAACGGCGGCGTCGACACCACCTACGAGATCGCGCTGGCCATCGTGCAGACCTCCGCCAGCGGCATCACCGGCATCGAGTCCCAGCTGGGCGCCGCAGGCCTCAAGTCTATCCTGGGCGCGAAGTCCGTGACCGCCGAGGCCAACGGCTTCATCAAGATGGGGACGGCCACACCCACCGCCGGCACCGGGACCAACCAGATCGCGCCGGGCGAGATCTACCTGAAGTACCAGTAAGGAGGGCTGACCCATGGGATGGGGCACCACAGCACCGACGCTGCCCGCCGGGTCGAGCTGGAAATCCGTCGGCAGCGTAAAGAGCACGCAGAACAAGTACGAGGCCCAGGTCTCCATAGCCATAGCGAGGCTGGCCACCAATCAGGTCGCGATCCGGTTCATCCTCAACACCTACAACGGAGAGACATCCACGTTCAAGCCGCCCGACTATATGGACTTCCAGGTCGGGAGCAGCATCCAGAGCTACAACTGGGGCGTCAATCTCCCCTATGTAACGAGCAAGACCGCATACTGGACCGGCACTCTCGCGGCGGGATCTACCGTGAAGGTCTACGCCGGCGGGCACGACTCTGGAGGCTCGGCTTTCAGTCACGCGACATACATCGGCAAGACCGCCACCGGCCCGGACTATGTGACCAAGTACACGATCACCTACAAGGCAAACGGCAGCGGACAGGCTGACCAGGCGCAGTCGAAGACCTACGGATCCGCAGTGAGCCTGTTCCAAAACCCCTTCACTTATTCCGGTTACGGCTTCCTCGGATGGAACACCTCAGCGGACGGCAGCGGCACGGCCTACGCCGCCGGCGCCTCCTACAGCGGAAACTCCGATCTGACACTGTACGCACAGTGGAGGAGGCTGAACATCCCGGTCTTTGTGAACGTGGGAGGCACCGTGCGCCAGGTAGAGAAGGCCTACGCGAACATCGGCGGCGTGATCAAAGAATGCGACGTCTACGCGAACGTAGCCGGCACGATCAAGCTGATCAAGTAGGAGGCCGGCCATGAATGTATGGATCAGATCCGTCCTCGACTGGTCACACCTGGCCAAGCTGCCCGCGGTGAGCTGGGATCTCCCTCTCTGGTCGGACAGCCCGAAGGACTCCGGCAGCGTGACCGTGGTCGGTGAGATCAAGGACCGCACCGGAGATTGGGCGGTGCTCGACGGGCGTCCCTACCTGATCAAGAGCTGCTCTCCCTCCAAGGGACAGACCAGGATGGAGCTGCTGCTCCCGGAGAACGTCTTCGCCCGCCAGCTGCGCTACAGCGGCAGCGGGACCGAACAGTACGGCACCTACATCGCCTCAGTGATCGGCAGCGAGTACGTCAGCCAGGCGGACAGCATGTACGCCCTCCCCTACCTCACCGTGTCCAGTTCGGACACAACGTCTTTCGTCTTCCCGGTGGATACCGGAGAGCTCTACACGCTGCTGGACATCATCACCGACGCCATGTCCGCCGAGGTGTACCTGACCTGGACGGCGTCCGCCACCGGCATCACGGTCGCCATAGACGACCGGGCCGCGGCAGATCACAACCTGTTCTTCGACGACGGACACACAAAGCTCAGCGCCCAGACGTACACGGCCAAGGTGATCGCCAAGGCCGGCGTCAGGCTTCTCCAGGAGACCGACGACGGCGTCATCACCGTGGTGGACAGCGGGACGTACTACTGGCACTCGGACGGCACTGTGAGCACCACAGCGCCCTCTCCGCGCATCGCGGGCGAGTGGATCCAAGTAGACGCCGGCTACGACGCGGAGAGCGGAGAGAGCACCTCGACGCAGCTGCTGAAGGCCGCCACCGAGGCCATGGCCGGAAACACCCTCGCCTATAAGCTGGAGTTCTACTCCGACCGGGAGTATCAGCTGGGCGACATCCTGACCTGCCGGATCGGCGAGCTCGTCACCCGCGCGGTGCTCACCTACGCGAAGCGCAGCTCCCGGGACAACCGGATCTTCTACCGAGCCGGCCGCGCGGTCCTGACCCTTACCGACATCCTGCGGCAGCAGGATGAGGAGGAGAAAAAGACCGGAGCGAAGCTCTCCGGAAAGAGCTCCTCCGGCCATACTCACGACAACCGCTACTATACGGAGACCGAGGTAAAAGGCATCCTGAACGACCATCTCTCTGTGACGAGCGTCTCCGCCTCGGCCGTCGTCTCCGGATCCTCGAGTTCCGGAGAACTCACCAAGTCCATCAGCCGGACCGGCTACACCGCGATCGGGATCGTCGGCTACAGCCTATCGGGAAATCTGACGACCTTCTGCATCCTGTCCAGGGCGTACATCAACAACGGCAGCGAGATCCGGTACATCCTGCGAAACACCCACACCACCGCCACCGCCACCGGCAGCACGATCACCTTCAACGTCCTGTGGCGGAAGAACATGTAAGGAGGGAGAGCCCCATGATCACATTCACCGCGGACATACGGTCCGCGCGGGCGGTCTCCGACGACGCGATCACCACGAGCTCGGTCGGGATCCCGATCCGGCTGCAGCTCGCGCCGGAATTTGACGGTCTGGCCAAGACGCTGGTCTTCCGGGCCGGATCCGTGGAAGCGGACCGCGTCCTGGTCGGAGACGCAACAGAGAGCACGGTGCCCGTCAATGTCCTCACGTCCGCCTGCCTCGGTCTGCCCCTGTTCGTCGGCATCTACGCCGCCGACGCCGTGGACGGGTCGATCATCATCCCGACGGTCTGGGCATCGGCCGGACCGATCAAGCTCGGGACCGTTCCCTCCGGAGTGGATCCGTCCGACCCGGAGCCCAGCTGGGTGGCGCAGGTCCAGGCGATCGCGAGCGAGGCCATCCAGGACGCGGAGGCGGCCGTGCAGACGGCCGGGAACGCGAAGGATACGGCAGACGCGGCCTACGAGGCCGCTGTGAGCGCCCAGGACAGCGCTCAGGCCTCCGCCCAGGCGGCGGCACAGTCGGCCCAGGACGCCTCAGACAGCGCCTACGCCGCCTCACAGAGCGCAGCTGCGGCCCGCAGCAGCGAGCTGGACGCGGAGGATGCCGCGGAGCGCGCGGAGCAGGCAGCCGGGACGTCCGGCTATATGGATGTCGAGATCGACGAGAGCGGCCACCTGATCTACACCCGCACGGACGCGGTCGACGTCGATTTTGAATTAGACAACGGACATTTGATCATGGAGGTGATCTGACATGAGCACAGTAGTAAAAGACCTCGGCGCGGTCACCGCCTAT